TGCTTGTCCCTGATAGCGGTATACGTCTGCGTCACGCTCCAAGAAACCAAACTCTATCTTTGCACCGCTTGGAAAGTTCCAGAGCTTCTCTACTTCTTTGTACTTACATCCCGGAAATGCTTTAGGATAAAGTTCTCTGCTTTTATCTATTAGTTCTCGTAGTTCTGGCATAGAGCGTCTTATTATCAACCCTCTGTGTGCAGACCTGTGTGCATATCTGAGGGGGTCTACGAGCATAGCGTAGGACTTACCACCCCCTGCGGCTCCACCGTAGAGAACGTCTGTTTCCCCTGCGGCGAGGAAGTCTTCCTGTGGGCCTTCGTTGGCCTTGAAGATAACATCCTCTTGAGCTTCGGTAGCCAGTGCTGAAGGTACTGATTGCAGATCTATGTCTTCAATGACATTAGAGCTTTCTGAACCTTCTAACTTATTGAGAGTCTTGTTGGTTGTCTTAATTGACTTCTTGTAGCTCTCAACTTTGGCTTGGGCCGCCTTTAATTTCTTTTGCTTAATTCTAACTGCTTTCTTAGCGTCCATTGTGGCTTTAGTTTTTGAATGGAATGTATATCCACGCCCTTTAGACCCTTTAGCTCTTCCTGATTTTTTACGTGGAGTACCATCCACTTTAAGTACGAAAGCGCCTTCTTCGTCCTTGAGATAGTTGTCAGGATTAACATCCCAATCATCTTGCATGTCTTTGCGCTATCTTCTTTAAGCCCATATGAGAAACCTTACGTCCTGTAATGCTTTCTAAGTACAAGCTACCTTCACGCAAACTAATTGTTTGATCGTGGATCATAGGAAGAATCTTATTTAAAGCTTCTAGTTGCTCAGCTATGGGGTCTAAGTAAGCCTCGTCATCTTCGTTTAGCTTATAACCGTAAGGTATTGTGCTACTAGACCTCCTCATAAGAACCTTCTATGAATGTTTCTTGCTTTGCGGGAAGTATAAATAAACCACCACTGCTATTAACAGTAACATCTAGTCTGTCTGTCTTACCTAATCCTACACGATCTAGGATAGTTTGAGCGGCTTGTATACGCATGTTCGCTTGCGGTATAGGTTCAGCACTATCCATGATGTGTACGAGCTTTAGAGCGGCTTTGGGCGCACTCTGTGCTAGTATATTAGTAGCGAGGTCTAGGATCTCAGTCTTGAGACTCTTAACAACACTATTAATACTTGTAGGAGCGTATCCTGCCATCTCTCCTGCAAGCTTAGTATCACCATTACAGGTTACTAAGTTGTCTATAAATGATTGTTGTTTAATTGTTAGTTCTTTATTGTTATTCATGTACTCCATTATAGCCTTAGAATTGAGGTTTGTCAAGTGTTATTTTACTTATTTGTTAAAAGAAAAGTACGAAAGTACTTGACAGATTGCGAATCTGAGGCTATAATAGATATTAAGCCCACCGGGTTATATAGCCAATATAGCCATCACCGTCTACAGTGCTTACGTCCCCTCTTTTATCCCTTCCTGACCTATATAGTCTTTATAGCCCCGCCGCTATCTGGTATACATGCTAAACCCCTTCAAAATGTATAACCTTTAGTATATATAGGGGGGAGGGGGTATGGCGACCTGCCTCCCCTCTAAAGACTCTACAGTCTTCAAAGCCTTACCACAGAAACACTTCAAAGTCTACAAAGTCTTTAAAGACTCTGTGACTAGATAGTCATTAAAGTCTATTGACAACTGGTGTACAATACTGTAGAGACTTCAAAGTCTATAAAGATTAATACATTAAAACTTCAAAGACTATACAAATTAATAGCTTGCAACATTCTTTTTATTATGCTAGGTAGTCTATCAAGTTTTAAAAACCTCTCTCTTTTACGTTCTAAGCGATTTTAATCCTTATCCTATTGTTACTATCAATTACTCTCTAATCGCCGTTAAACTCATATTTAGCTATATTGGGGGTGTCTTTCTATGCCCTACCTTTATAGCAGTTTAAAAATATATGGGCATGTCGCATTTAGATAACTGTGTGTCGTTATTAGTTTGACAATTCTTGAAATAGGTTTAATATGGGAACCATCAAGCAATACAAGACCGCAACGGTAACCACTAAAGGATATAGACAATGCAAAATTTTAAAGCTCGAATTAAACTGGAAGCGATGTTCAAAGACTTAACAGCATTACGCGACACTCAATCTCATTACATTAATACAAGTGATGATTGTGACGTTGTTATAAACGCATTCGAGACGAAACACGAAATCAACGCTCTTTTAACTGAAATTAAAGAAATCAAAACCTTAATATCTGTGGAGCAATAGGGGCTTAGTAAATTTATCAAGCCTATCTAATCAGGTAGGCTTTATTAAATTAACTTAAAAAGGAAATGATTATGGCACATATAAAAGATATTGAAGTACTGGCCGAAATGGTTTGGAAAGCAAGCGCACTGGCGGAGGATTTAATGAACTCTAATTCTAGAATGTTAGCACCTTTTGAAAATGCCGAAATGGATCTAAATAAAATCTATAATGATCTGAAGGACTATAAAGCTGATTTATTAATAGAGGATTAAACAGCATGGAATATTTAACGGATGGTTTATTATTGTGCATCGCGGCCAACGTGATAGCATGGGGTTTTATACTTAAACGCGAGGTTACGAAATGAAATCAATTACAATAGCTGAAATCAACGCCAGTAATTTAATCAACAACGCCGCCAAAGAATGGTGCGCTCTTAAACTTGATTATCTAAACAAGCCTATGCGGTTTTTTGGTAGCAGTCTAAAGGTTGAAAAGGGCGCAGATAAATACGATACGTATGTAATGTATCTTCAACCTGCGGATAAGGTATCTATAGAAACTCTATGCGCCTTTGCTGTATTGGCGGGATGTGTTAAAGAATGTTTAATCCTTAGCGGTCAATTGGGAATGAGTGTCGGACAAGACGCCGCCACCAAACGTACCATATTGATGATCTTACGGCCTTTATACTTTAGCAGTACCATCCTATCAGAAATTGATAAGGCGGAGCGTAAGGCGCTTAAAACAGGCATCCCCGCACTATTTAGGTTGAACGGCACTAGTGACATAGATTTTTCTGATATCATGGTACAGCGTCCCGAATCTATGTTCTATGATTACACTAAGATTTTAAGCAGGGTACGTAAACAGACCTTAAACAATTACGACCTGACATTTTCGGGTAGTATGTACAGCCCACAAAGCAAGGCGGCACTACGTAAAGCAGTGGCGGCAAAGTATAGAATTGCGGTGGCGTATAATACTAAAGGTCTGGCAGATGACGGGCTACAGTTACGCCATGATCTAAAGTCATTCGATACCACAGACCTTAGACACTTAGATGACAATGTTGTCGGCACACTAACGCGCAAGGGTAGCAACAAAAAGGAACGGGCTAAGGATAATTTGCAGAGTGAATCGTTTTTTGTTACACTCTCAAACGTAGCAGAATTTAATGACATAATCGCAATAGGTGGATGATATGAATATTAGTACCCAAGCTGAGTTATTTAATAAGTGGTCTAACGATCAAGATTTTAAAAACAATGAGCATTGCGATCTTGCTTGGAAGTTTGATAGGGATTGTAAAGTATTTGTTTACTGCGATGATAGCGGTGAAGTGTATGGTGAAAGAACGCTTATCACTTTTAGTGATGGCACCGAAATAACAATGAACTATAAAGGTGAAATAGAATAATGAGCATACCAGACAAAAAGTATTATCTTATTGACGGTAAGACGGGCAACATCTTACGTGCGACCGATGATAACAGCGGATATCGTAGCGCATGGCGAGTTGTGGGCGGTTTCATCGCTGATGATTACTGGACGTATGTACAGCTACCCGAAAAAAGAGAAACGGCATGTCGCATACGAGCATGTGGGTGTCGCGTATAGATAAGCGATAAGTTTCTAAAGATTTAAAATAAAATTATTAACTTAATAAAAAAGGATATAAAAATGATAGTCTTTAATTATAACAGTAAAAAAGAATTGAAAGAGAATGTAGGCAACCGATTAGATTATATTGAGACAAGCATGTTTGGTAATGAGTATATATCTAATGGTCTATTAACTGGGGCTAATCGGCCTCATATTACTGGCAAAGGTAGAGAGTTTTTTGC